AGAGAAACCATTTCAGTTGTTAATTTTAAACTTTTTATAAGTCCTTTTGTTTGTATGTAATCACTTAAATAATAAATTGAATTACTATTTGCAGCGTGGGTTGTATCGTACCCCCAAACACAATCTTTTAGATCTCTAAGTTTTATAACAATTTCTATTTCCTGACCTGTTATGGCACAAAGTGGTACAGCGAGTTCGGGATTATTATAAAAATAAAATGGTATATCAACAAAATATTTAGTATCAGAAGTTGCTAAACCTAGATACCCTGCAATTTTACGTTGTCTTACATTCGTACCTGAAAGTTCTAAAGGTGGTTTACCAATAAGTTTCGCCAGGTTATGTTGTTTTGTTTGTGTAACGTAATTATCTGAATATATAGCTAAGAAATCACTTGGTATACGCTGAATAACCTGACCACCTATCAGAATTTCAACATACTCAATCATGGCATGACCTATAGACTCAACGTATCCTATACCTTCGATACCATCTACTAAATTCTGTTGTATACTAGATAATTCAACTTTCATACTTACAGTTTTAAGGAGATCACCTTGGTTTTGTGGTATGGTACACCGAATAGTGTTTCCAAATTCTACTTCACCTTGAACGTCTAAATCAACAAAGTATGGTGCAAAATTGGTATGTTTTTGAAAATTCTTTATGAAATATGTATACTCTGGGTCGTCTGTAAAAAAAGCGTCCTGTGGACCAGATGTTTCTAATTGAACACGACCAGCCATTACTAGTATAACTGACTAAAATTTTAAACCCCCGAGGCCGCTGCTTATACGTAAAACGTTATAGTTTACAGCGTATACGTAAACTTTGTGTCCAAAACTCGCGTCTGGTGAATCAAGTTCAATATCTATCAAATTATGGGCTATTCTACTCATGTTAACTTGACCAGTAGGGTAATACGTTTCTGGTTTCAAAGAAAAACTATAGACGCCAAAGTTATTATCCGTTACCCCCGTATAATACTTTAATGGTTGTTCGTAACTGAGCATTAAATTATCTGCATCTATGATTATGTTATTGTTAAATTTCATGGTAACTTGTTTTATTGGTTCGTATTTGTATACGTCATCACTAACAGCTATAAAAAACATTTCCTTGACCGGGTTTTTAAAATTAAGCATACCAGATTTTTTAGATTCACCCGCTTTAAACTTGAATTGAGACAATTGGAGTTGAGTTATAACGTATTCTACAGGGCGTGTAAGTAAGAAATTCTTTTCATGTTCTGTAATAAAAAAGAAATCTGTTACAAGTGAAACCTTTTTAATCGAAGACAAAACACTCGACGGTGGATCAGATACACCACCACCTGTTCTCGTGTATGATAATGTGACGTCTTCAACTTTTTTAAACTTTATACGTATTTCTACCAGTTGTTTTGTTAAGGCACATACAGGTATAGCTAAACTCGGGTTTCTAAAGAAATAAAAGGGTAAGAATACACTATAATCCCAATCGTACGTCACGTCTATATAATTACCGTGTCCCGTTAAGAAGTAGAGTGTTTGATCAATATCATCTTTATTACTATGTATTTGGTCATACATGTAAATATAATCACCCGTTATTCTCTCTATGGTTTGACCACCAATAATGAGATCAGCATGGTCTATTAATTGTGCACCTATAGATTCGCGGTACCGAAGCGTTTTGATGTTTATTTGACCACCCATACCATTGTGTGCAGCACAGTAATAGTATAAAGTTGATGGTGCACCCACTGGTACGACAAATGTAACAGTAGCTGTACTTGGATTCGTAACACCAGATGTGTAATCGGAATAACTGGGTGAAGCCGTTGTGGAAAACCTAAACGGATGACCATCTACGTGACTTAAATTGTTGAAGGTATACGTCGTACCTTCGTATAAAGTCAATGTTGCCTGTTGAACACCATCTATAAAGTATACACCATCAGAAGCAGTCACCGTAAATGTTTTATCAGGTGTCGTTGGTTTAGGTAAAGTAAATTTAAGCATTGTACTTCGGATAAGGTCACCCTTGTTTTTGGGTATACGACACTCTACAGTTGCATCGTAATCAACATCACCATCAAAAGGTGTTTCGATAGATTCAATTGAAAATTTAGTATGTCTTCTAAAATTCATCAGGAAATATGAAAACTCGGGTTCCCCAGTAAGCCATTGGTCCTGGATACCCGTGATAGCAAGGTTTAATCGACCAGCCATTCTTACTTTACGTGAGTAAAATTTTATTAAATAAAACGACACGATATTATAGATGAATCTTCAGTTGAGAAAATTTAAACCTGAAAACATGGCGGATGATAAAGTATGTGTTTTTATAGGTAAACGTAATACGGGTAAATCAACCCTTGTTACTGATATTCTGTACCATAAAAAACATTTACCAGCGGGTATAGTTTTATCAGCAACGGAAGAAGGTAATCATTATTATCAACAGTATATACCAGATTTATTCATATACGGTGATTACGACAGAGAAGCTATTGAACGTGTAATGGATAGACAAAAGAGATTAGTTGGTGCGGGTAAAAAAAATTGTGGAGCCTTTCTTCTTTTAGATGACTGTATGTATGATTCTAAGTTTATGAAAGATACATGTATTCGTCAATGTTTTATGAATGGTCGTCATTGGAAGATATTTTTCATGTTAACCATGCAGTACTGTATGGATTTACCACCCGCACTCAGGGCAAATATAGATTATATTTTCATTTTACGTGAAAATATTATTCAAAATAGGGAAAAATTGTTTAAAAACTTTTTTGGTATTTTTCCATCCTTTGAGATGTTTAATAAGGTTATGGATTCGTGTACGGAAAATTACGAATGTTTGGTATTGGATAATACTTCTAAAAGTAATAAAATAGAAGATTGTGTCTTTTGGTATAAAGCAACACTTCGTAAAAATTTCAGGGTAGGTGCACCAGAGTACTGGCAAACACATAAAAAGATGTTTAATCCGAAACATGGAAACATGAAAATGGGTGACCCAAATTCAGTTAAAAAGAATACACCATTTAAAGTTACGAAAAGGAAATGATAAGATCAATTGCTAAACGACTGTATACACCTATAAAAAATACCAACACTGTAGTGTATCCAGCTTATAATGAATTTAAACCAGATGATAGTGATGATGGGTACCGTGTTATAATTGATATATGTCATCATACTAAAACTGTTTATATAGATAATGATATGTGTGATTACGATAAATTAAATGATTTACCCAGAATCATAAAAACATTCGGGTGTTTGTATCCAAACTACACTCTTCAGGACAATAATGCGTAATCATTTAAAACCAAAAAACTATGTACATATAAATGGCGACAGACGTTAGAACGATGAATCTTTCAGATAATGGCGACGGTATGGTATCTCTAAATAACAATCAAGGGACATCGTTCGTGCCGAATATCCCCCCTGAAAAAAATGTGAGTGAAAATAAACAGACAATGGACTCTACTTCGATTTCCGATATTATGGGCCAAGCCGAGGAACCACTCGAACCACCAATGATGAGCGCTGACCCAAGAATGTCACAAATGCATATGCAAGCTCCAATGATGATGGCACAACAACAACAACCAGTAGGACAACAAACGACTGAAAAAAAATCTGAATCTAAAAATCCATTCAACCTTACTGATGACCAGTTCCAAGCACTCATTGTAGCTGTGTGTGCTGCGGTGGCAATTAGTAAACCAGTTCAAGAAAAACTCGCAAACTTCGTCCCATCGTTTTTGAACGACCAAGGACACCGAAGTGCAATCGGCTTAGCGTCGACCGGTATGGTCGCGGCGGTCGCCTTTTACCTTGCAAGAAAATACGCTTAAATAGCATTATAATGTTTATACATTCTCTTTCCAAAAATTAAATAGGAAACGAGAAATCCGAACAGTAAACCAACTGCGCGAAGTCCTAAAACAGTACCAGTACTCTTCGTAGTTTTACCATAATCTTTAAAATCCTTTTCAAACCTTTTGTTTATTTGGGAAATACCTGCAACCATACCCATACCCAACAACGTTGATATTATTAAAAATGGTGCATCTATAGCCAAACGACCAATTAAATTACCGCCACGTGGTAATATAGTGATGACTAATGGTGTAACGACCATGATTATAAACATGTTTAACCATTTATCATTTAAAAGTAGGGGAGCACTCGAAGACACGAGTAAAGTGTTCAGTAACAAATACGCTTTCATTAAATCACCAAACGATTGCATTTTATTAATACCAAACATTATTTATCCTGGACGTGTTTACCACAAAATTCAGTTTTTTGTGGTATTTCCTGGTATATCCCTAAAGAAACGCATATGGTTTTAAGTTCACTAAAATTTTTCCAGAATTCTTTACTGTGTGAATATTCGTCAACAGTACAGTGTGCGAGTTCGTGTAATAAAACATGGAATATTTCATTAGGTTTGCCATCGATACATATACCTATACCCACACCCTTACTAACATTATATCCGATATACCCATTTGTATATTGATGTGCGGTAATTGGAATTTCTTTACATAACATTTTGAATTTCTGATTATTAGTATCCTTAAGGTGTTCCCTGAGTGTCCTGTATTTTTCACGAACTTCAGATAATTCCCGTGGTTCCCTTGTGTTTATGAATAATAACACGTTTATGATAAGTAGAAGTATGGCGAGTATCATCTTATCATAAACATATATAAAAAATCGACGGTTCACCTCTTATATACAAACTTAAATTTACTATACAAATCCGAAACCGGGTTCCCTTTAAGATCTTCCCATAATGTTAAAGTAAACCCCAAATCCTCCATTCGTGTAAAAAATATATCCTTATGGGCAATGGGTTCGACTTTTGGTCCGTCTGCATAATATGGTGTATCGGCTAAGTGGACGTATAACTTTTCCCCAAAGTTTCCTGAACTCGTATGTTTCATTAGAAAATAGTTTCCTAACTCATCTTTTACGGGTGTATTCATGATAATCTTATCGGAATTCGGTATAATTCCTATGAATTGACCACCAGGTTTCAGTCTATTTTTAATTGCTAATAAAGACGTCTCGAATAACTTGGATGATTCGAATATATAGTGTAACGCAAAGTTATAACATACGACATCGTATTTTCTTTGTGGACACGCGAATATATCACCTTCGTAAAAGTTGACGCGTATTTTCATATTCTTGGCACGCGACTTAGCCTCCTTAAGTGATTCTGGGTTCGGTTCACACATGCTTATATTAGCCCCCGCGTGTCGCCACTTCTGGAGATCACCACCGAATCCACATCCTACATCCAAAATACTGTCGCCTTCGCGGGTAGCCGATTGGATGAGGAGACGCTTAGACTCGTTATGGTACTTACGTATCTCCTCCATTTATTTATATTCGTTTTTCTTTTTTAAATGAGGTTACTAAGGTTGAAAAAACAATAAATATAAAGTCAAGGATGTTTCCGATGAAACCATACCGGCCATAAATAATAGAATTTTTCAACTAAATTTTTATCTTCTGGTACACCTATACGAGAATTAGCCATTATGGTTCCACCCCGACCAATACTTTCTACTAGATGATATACACCTTCTGGTAGAAATAATATATCACCAGGTTTAGTTATTCGCGTTTCATAAGAAATGTTTTTGGAATTCAAAATTCCTGAAACTTCTTTTATACTTTTATTGGCTATGGATATTATAAATCTTTTTTCCTCTTCCATGTCGTCAAATGTGATATTAAAAATCAACCATTTCTTACTACCATACAACATGTATACAAACTGATCAAAACAATCAAAATGCGCACTGAATAACCATGGAGACGTTTGAATTCGTAACGTGATTTCAAGATTATTACTGTTTTTTATAACTGGTTTCACATAGTTTATTAATTTCATTTCACTTGGTGTACATTTAGATTCGACTATTTTTATCATACCCGTAGAATTCTCTTCTCGATGTTCTTTATTTAGTAGTTTTGAATATGTGGTATTCTCCCTGCGACTTTTATAATTTTGCTCGTCATCTACACCCTGAGATAAATCATAAAATGTTACATGACCTCTGATATAACCAAATCGTTTATTGAAATCCTTCCATGAATATTTACCCGGTTTATTTGTTATAATGATAATTGTGATTATCGCAATAAAACCAAAAAAGATGTAAGTTAGTTTCATTTGTATAAACCCAGAAAATAATATAACGGTTTATATAAATGATTGGTATATACGCATTAATCATTATTTGTGTGATTGTTTTGCTGTTAAGAATTCAACAGCTTACAACTATGAAATTCAAAAAGTGGTGTAAAAACAACAACGTTCGACATGATGGCATTGATGTGGGATACCAGGGGGGTTTAAGGGGGTTATATACCACTAAAGATATAAAAATTGGAGACTTGCTTATTGAAATACCATTTGAATCATGTATCAGTGAAAGAGTGAGACCTGATATAACAACTATAGAAGAAGATTACATACTCGCAAAAAAATTGAGAGATTGTGATACACGGAATAGTAAATATAATGGGTATATAAACTTTTTACCAAAGAGACCACATCTAATCGCCGATTGGAGTGATAATGAAATAGAGAAATTAAATTACCAAAAGGCATACGAATTAAGGGAAAAGCAGAAGAATGAAAATGAACTTTATCCACAACATATGAAAATATATTTAGATTTAGTTCGATCTAGACGAATCATATTCAGGAACCATGATCATAATTTGTTAATCATGATACCATTTATTGATATGATAAATCACGACGAACATTCAAATGGTAAATCATTCGGATTTGATATAAGAATTGTAGACAACAAGATTAAGCTTTACTCATCGAGAAATTATAATAAAGGTGATCAGATTACTATATCGTACGGTGATCCAAAAAGTGAAATGAAAACAATTGACCATCATTTAACTCGACATGGTATTTTGATTAATCAGTAATGTCGTCATATAAAGCCTAAGTATAAGAGGCTTAAACAGAAGATACTATTTAATCATATAAAACAATGTCAACTCTTGAACAAGACTACACGACCGTTCCCGGTCAATTATACGCATGCCTTTCCGTAATAGGACCGGAAGCACCCCAAAAGAACGATAAGTTTGGAATTAAGATCCGGGGTGCATTTAATTCTAGAGATGAGGCTGCATCGCACGCCAAGCGTCTTCAAAAAGAAGATGCGACATTTGATATTTACGTTGTTGATTTGTACAAATGGTTGTTAATCCCACCCGATCCGACCAAAATTGAAGATGTTCATTATACGAACGAAAAGCTCGAGGAACTTATGTCGGGATACAAAGAAAATCAAGCACAAGCGGCACAAATGTTTGCGGAACGTAAACGTGACATGATCGAAAGTGCATCTACATTTGCGAAGCCGGGTGATGAAAATTCGAAGTATTATACGAAACCTGATGAACCACCAATCAGTCACCCAGCCGAAGTTCTCGAACGTCTCCAAAAGGAAAAACCAGATACACCAATGGAAGAACTTGTTAAGGAAGCGGATGAAATCGTTGCTAAAGAAATTGAAGAAAGAAAAGAAAAGCGTGAAGCCGAGGCGAAGGTGGCTCTCGAAAAAGAGGCGGTTGATAAGGGGTTTAATTCGGTTGAAGCAATGGAAAAGTTCAACAATGAAAAGACTGTATCATCTACGGAAGCTCAGGATACGAAAGGTGAAGGCGAAGTTGAGGAAGGCGAAGAGGTAGAATCTAAATAAATTTGTTATATAAATGTAAGAATGTTGAGTATTATACTAAATATAATCACCATAATTATTGTTTTAGCCATGGTCGGTTTATTTTTACGATTGTATGAAGATCGAAAAAGTAAATCGGGTACTGAAAATGTGAGTGCGTCTGATGTCGCACAAGATATACTAAAAGACCCACTGGTTGTAAGTCGTGCATATTTTACCGGATCTAAAATTGGTCCTATCGGTGATTTTGAAGGACAACAAACATCCTCTGAACATATGTGGGTTAGAGGTAAACCTATCCAGGTCTAAGAATGACTGGTTGCATGGTCTTACCCATAAAAAAACCCAAAATAAATGATACGAATATAATGATATACGCCGTTTTATCTAAATTTGTAAATATATCTTCCTTTTGTGTAGGTTGTTGTGGGTATGGTTCGTAATACGGTTGCGGTTGCGGTGGCGGAAAATAATACTGTTCGTTATTTTCCGGTTCTGATTTTGGTTCATCTAATTGATGATCTTCTTCTTTACTCATGAAATCATCCGGATTATAGTTTATAGGTGTACCAACTTCAGCTTCCATTTATAAAATGTAAACCTATTTTTTTAAGCCTATTATTCCTCATCTTCCTCCTCTTCTTCGTCAACAACAAACCCTTTTAAATTACCGTTTTCATCCATATCACTATCATCTTCTTCAAAATCATCCTCGTCATCTGTTTGAAGAAGATCAATATCACTTTCTATTTCCGATTCGGATTCAGTTTCATAATCATCATCAGAAAAATCATCTTCTGGGAGATCTTCGAGTGGGTCTAAGCGTTCTGGAACCTTTGAGACTCTCCCTGAACGTGTACGCGTAGAAACAATTGTTTTTGTCATTATAAAGTAAAGTATGTTTATTCTTTTAAATACATTACGCACTGTTAATTGATTCATTTATTAAAACAAGGCTAAATTCAGCGTTTATACTGTTCGCTAACGTGTCTAACTCTTCTATAACACTCGTATCTGTAGAAACCGTATATAATGCGAGTTCTCGTAAGTTT